TTCAACAGTTTTTGGTCGATACTTTTCGACCCACAAGAAATCTTGTAGCATGTGTTCACCTTATCATAACATAAAAATATATTCTAACACATTGCATGTTAGAATGCAAGAGATTGATTAAGAATAAAATGTGGTTTTTAAATATTCTTCAAGTGTTGGACTAGAATCCGCAACTTTTTTCCATTCAGCCTTCTTATGATTCCAAACTTTATCAATCTTATCAATTTTCAATTTAAGTTCATGTTCAGGTCTAACGTGGAGACTATAATTATCTAATCGTTGTTTATTGACCATGAATAAATTCATTCCCGTAGAAATGTATGTTATACCTGCATTATCGTTTGTAGTATGTGCCCAATTTTTCATGTATCTCCAAATTATGTTATAAAAACTATCTACGCGGCTAGCATATTGAGTATATGGATCATTTGTTCTAGCATCAACGAACGATTTATTTTGTATTTCTCTCCAATATTCAGTGTCATCTCTGTGTGAGAGTGCATAATGTAATACTACAAATTTAGCAAATCCATCAAACAAATCTCTGACACTAACATTATACATGTCTCTATCAAATTGATTAATTGTATCTCGCTGTAAAATGTCTAAAAGTTTAAATAAAAATTCATGAACGCTGAACAGTCCATTACTTTCAAGTGGTTCAATAAATCCAGCAGACAGTCCAATGGCAACAACATTTTTTACAAATGTTCTTTTGTGAATTCCAACTCTCATGTTAATTTCTTTGTACTCAAAAGAATCTACATCTTCTCTTGTTCTAGGAATAGCCATTTTATCAGACATTAGATATTCTTTAAATTCTTCTAGTGCAGTTTCTTTAGTTACGAATTTGTCAGAATAAACATACCCTGTTCCTAACCTAGACCAAAGAGGAATATTCCAACACCATCCATTTTGTCTAGCTGTGCAATTTGTATATCCTTCAAGTTCTTTAGAACGATTCTTATATGGAACTCTTGTTGCCCATGCTTTATTATTAGGTAACATATCAGAATAAGATTCAAATGGTTCTTTAAGTGCTTCACCTAAAAGCATACTTTTAAATCCAGTACAGTCTATAAATAAATCTGATGTTATTTCTTTTCCATTCTCTAAAATTAACTTTTCAATTCCCATTTCATTTGTGACAACATCTTTAACTGTACCCACAATGTGATTAACTCCTTTAGGTAAACAATAATTTTCTCGCAACCAATTTGAAAATTGAACTGCATCAAAGTGGTACGCATAATCTATATTGGGATTAAAATTGTCTAATTTACCATCTAAATTAAGAGAAAATTTATTATTGGTATAAAGTGCCGACGCCGAAAATAAACATTCAGTGAAATCTGTAACCTTAGTTTCAGGATAAAAATATTTTTTTTGATGCCAATCCTGATAAGGATTTCTGTTGTTTACATGAATAGGAACACCAAAAGGATAATGAAATGATCCTGAATTTTTTTTATAAAAATCTGTAAATTTAATGCTCATTTTTATTGATGCATTAGTATGTGGGAAAAAACTTTTTTCATCTAATCCTATGAAATGAGTCCACCTTCTAATTTGGCCTAATGTGGATTCACCAACACCAATAATTGGAATATTTTCAGATTCTATAACAGTTATTTTTTTGTTTGGAAATGCTTTAATCAATGTGGCCGCGGTCATCCATCCAGCAGAGCCACCACCCAACACAACAATTGAATTAGTTTTCATTGTTACCTTTTATTATTTTTTATATATTGGCGAGTGTTACTTAGCCACACTCTCATAAAGAGACTCAACGTCATCTTGTTCTTGTTGAACCTCGGTGAAGTTTTGTTTGTGATAAATCTTTGCAAGTTTGCGAGTATACTTTTTAGGCAACTCAAATTTATCTTCTACTGTAGTCAGAATGTCTTTAATCAAATCACGTTCTGCTTCAATGCGAGTGAGTGAGTTTGAAATTTCGACAAGTGCATCCAGAATCTTTTTACGATCTTCTGGAGAAGACGGAACAATCACGTTACTCATAATATTAACCTTCGTACTTAGAGCCAGCTTCAGTAGCAATCCAATATTCAATTTGGTCTGTCACATGTTTGAAGTGTGAGATACCTTTAGATGAAATTGCAACATCATAATTACCAGGCACCATCTTGAGATTTTCTGTATTGAAAATCATTTTGAAATTGGATGAAGTTTCACCAACTTTGATTGAGAAGTTATCAGAATCACTATTCTTAACATCTAGTGCAGAGAGAGAAACACTTTCACCATCACCAACAACAGCGATGTTTGGAAGACCTAAGATGCCAGACATTTTCAATACTTGATTCATATCGTCTTTTGTCAGCCTAAAATTCACTTCGGAGTTTTCGATCTTCAACTCTTTTACAGGTGGTGCCACAATCATAGACTCATCTGCAAGTCCGTATGTAGTTTTGGATGTACCAGATTTAACTGTGAGATTATTTGCATCAGTATTGATGACGATCTCAGGATCAGTTAAAGAACTGCAAAGCGAAAGAAATCGATTCAAGTCATAGATGACAAAATCTTTTTCGAATGTTTCTGTTATTGTAGCTTTGCCAAGTACGTTTTGACCTTTGGAGATCGTTCGTACTACGGAGCCTTCTTTGAATTGCATACCAGCATTGATTGTCGCAAAGTTTTTAAGAACGTTGATTGTTGATTCACTTAATTTCATTTTCATTTCCTTCATTTAAGTCATGTACGTGTAACATGATTATAGCATAGTGTAAAATTTTTAGCAAGTCTTTACGATTTCTTCCATCTTTCTTGCCATACCTTTGTGCATATTTCAGCACATTTCCAATACAGAATCCTTCACCATGTCCACCATCAATGATGAATTCTGTTGCTTGAAATTTGTCACGGGAATAATGTTGCCCGTATGTTGAGTCAATGTAAGACTTCAGTTCCGATAAAGTCTTATCTTCATTATAACGATAGTCGATCATTTCAGATTTTCAGATACATTTCGTTTCATAACATCATCACCAGCAGTAGGTGAAACATTGATTGCCGCAAGTGCTTGCAAAGAACCGCCAAAGATATAACTACCAGCGTGTTTCAAACGCAACCATGGAAGTAACCATACTTTGCCACCAGATTTACGCATCCATTGACAGAACATATAATCTTCTGAAAGATAACGTTTTGTGTCTGGACAAATAACGCAATCAAAGTAAGCCATGATTTCTCTGCTACCATCAAAGTTTGCAGTACGTACATGATCTGGTTTGTAACTTTGTCCTGGAAATGCTTTGTCGTATTTTTGAAGTGCTTCACGGGTAATCAACATGAAACCTGTGCCACTTTCTTTCACTTCAATTGGCTCATCAATTCTGAATTGAGTTACGCCATCTGCTGGATTGAAAACAAAGTCACCAACAAATTCTTCTAATTGATTTGGATTCTTATCTGCGTAGCCCTTGTCAACTGCAACTTTAATCTTTTCCCAAGAAATTGCTTTCTTCGGATATGGTCCACAAACAACATCCATGTCATCACGGGTTGCCGCAAAGTGCATCAGCACTAAAACGTCTTGAGGCTCAAAGTGAATATCGCTATCGATAAAAATCATATGGTCATAACCACTACGAACAAACTCATCTGTCAAATAATTTCTAGCACGTTGCACTAGTGATTCGTTGAAGATGAAAAACAGTTTAGCCTCAATACCATATTTGGTACAGAGAATCATAAGGTCTGTAATTGCTTTAGTGTAAGCGCCGTGGCATTGCCCGCCATACATTGGTGTTGCAACAAAAAGTTTTTTTGTTCTCAGTTTCTGAATATCAAGTTCAAATTGCATAGTCTCTCCATACTGTTAAATTAATCTATACTATTATATATAAAAAAAGAGGCCACGTCAAGTGGCCTCTAAAGGCATAATTCAATTATGCCAAGGAGATTTAGAACGGTACTTCATCCTTGTTTGTTTCGGACTTCACTTCGGCAGTCGGATCAATACCAGCATCAATCTTGGTATACAAATCAAGGAATGCAGTTTTTGTTTCACCATCAAAGCGGTTGATACAATACTTGATTGCTTCCATCTTATCATTGAAGATGGTGTATGCTTCGGCAATGTGAGACAAACGGCGAGTGGAGATCAATTCATCGATTGCACCTTCTTCGAAAGTTTTACGAATGATATCAGCCCACTTCACAAGATTTTCTGCGAATGCTTTGTCTGTGATACCAAGGCTGGCAAACAACTTAGTCAAAATCTTTGTTTCAACTTTCGTATCAGGATATTCTTGCTCAACTGTAATTGGAAAACGCTCAAGGAACGCATCATCAAGAATTGTGGCTGCCATGTAGCGACCAGTTTCATCACCTTTACCTTTAGTGTTTGCAGTAGCGATAATGTTGAAGCCCGTAATTGGTTCAACGAATTCACCAGTTTTCTTAACGAACAAACCTTTGCCTTCAAGTACACCTTGCAAGCACATTAGTTTATTTGAACCACGATCAATTTCATCAAGAATCAAAACAGCACCAGACTTCATTGCTTGAACAA